TAACTTATTATCAGGAAAGGCGATCAACTCATCATGTTGAAGATGACGCCAATCACCATACCAAACAAGACCATGAGTAGGATCACTGTATGGGCAAATCCACTCGTTCTGTTCATTATCCCACAATCCTTGACATGTTTCATTATACGGATTCCAAAAATACCAAGGATTATTATCTGAATCAAAGAAGTTACGTCCACTCCAATAATCAACAAGATCATAATCCCCCGTAGTGACATGTGGGTCCGGACCTGGACCAGGACCGGGACCTGGATCGGGCGTAGGATCGGAACTTGACGGTGGGTTCAAAGCAAACCATAATGCAACTGCGGATAAAGTTAGTGTAATAACACCTAGGGCTACCAGGATAATCAAGAGAATATTTGCCATGTTTTTTTAAAGATTATTTTTTTTTAGGGTTATTTATTTCTACAATGTCAACGCCTCTGGATTATCGAACTGTGCCACCGGAAGATTTCAAGCAAGTAACGACTCAGCGACCGGACCTATATGAATACGAACTCAAAAAAATTACACAATGGACTGGGGATTTTGATGTTATGTTATTGAGAGGTCGCAGAGGTCACATGCGAATTTATCCACGTTGCAACGTCACCTGGGAGCATCCAGACCAAACGTATTATACATGCAGGTTTGATTTGAAAGTTACGGGTGTGCTACAAGGTTGGGAGTTAATCGGATTCCAAGATGACGATGTTGTTGCAGTACACGTGGTAATTGGTGGAAACGTGATTTGGCGCGGACAAAGACATGAAATATTTCCCCTAGCCGCACCAATATTTCGCGCGGTTTACCACAACGCATACTTGATTGTCTTTTCTTCGTCACCCATTCCTGCAGATGTTAGGGTCAACGTGAATGTGGATTGGGAAGAATTACAAAGTTATCACGACTGGTCTGCCGAGTTTGAGCAACATGGGCGTCCAAATCAACTTGTTATTCGTCTGGGTCTGGGGGTAACCAAGAGGGTCTACTCTCCTGAAGTTCAGACGAAAGGTTATATTCCTAAGTCCATTAGCATGGTGGCTCAGGACGAGGAAGATATTAACTTAACCGGCCGTGAACTGTTGTTGAAATATCCACAGGTCTTTCTTGAAAAAAAAAGCAACCAAGAGAAAAACAAAGGCATGAAGGAGGAGTTTGAAACGAAGACAACCCAGCAAATTTTTACTTTGATATAATAAACATGCCTACTAAACGTTCCCGTAGTCCAGCCAAGAAAAAAAGTAAGCGCTCCAGCAGTCCAACCAAGAGAAAGAGTAAGCGTTCTAGCAGTCCAACCAAGAAAAAAAGTAAGCGCTCCAGCAGTCCAACCAAGAGAAAGAGTAAGCGTTCTAGCAGTCCAGCCAAGAAAAAGATTAAGCGCCCTCGTAGCCCACCTAAAAAGAAGAAACAACGTAAGGAAAAGAAGCGTTCTCTCTCTTTAATACAAAAGATTCCTACAATTGCCCAACATAATGTTATGGATATGCTATCCACGCATGATCTACGAGCGTTGGGTCTCAGTGAACGAAAAAGAAGCACACAATCAAAGCAAGATCTTTTATTTCGGAAAGCTAGGCTGCAAGGTTGTTGGAAGCCACTCTTAATGTTAATCAAACATTTGGCAGACGGGTACATACACTACATAGACGACCCGGATGATAGTCATTTTGTATCAGAAATCAGAATTAAGTGTGGTCGGTACAAAACCACTCTTGACATCTTAGCTGAAGACAATATCCGAGTTGATGGCAAAGATTGGGATTCAACACCAAAAGCTTTAGCAATACACCTGTGCAAAAAGATACTTCAACACACATGTACAACTATTCGAATTGAACCTTGTCATGATGTAGAGCGAAAAATTAATGTTAATATTCCACATGTCATGTCCGCATTGTTTTCAAAGAAAAGTTACGAAGATAACATTTTTAAGTTGTACGCAAGTCTGTACCAGTAGATGTTATGCAAGTCTGTACAAAGGGCTTGGAGGACTCCACATGTTAAATTCCACAAGCCTTTCTTGAATCTACTGGTAAAAAACAAAGGCATGAAGGAGGAGTTTGAAACGAAGACAACCCAGCAACTATGTGCGATGCGACAACAACTTTACGAACTTATACATGACTCTCCCCCACTGATGATGCTACGGATCCGGGCGCGGCTTGAACTGATTGATACTATTTTACGGGGAAGGGCAACGCAATAAGTCTTCAGGTTCACGCAAAGTAACATTTACATTGACTTGGACATTGTCAGGAATAAACATGTAAACTGGAAACCCAGGTAATGGTTCAGGGTTTGTGTTAAAGTAGAAAGGCAGTGGCACGTATAGAGCTGTTGTAGATACACTAGCAGCTGAGCCCATATTTTACTTCCTACATAAGAACATTAAAGACAATACAAAATGAACTAAAGGTTGGGAGCGTTGCTGAAACCTTCCAAGATCCGGCGCTCTATCCGTGCGCACGGTGTCGTTTATCGCTTACGCCTGAAGAGTTCCAGTTTCAAATGAACAAGATGCAGCAATCTGCTCAGCATCAACAAGAAGTCCATCAGTACACACGCAATGTTCGTACAACTCAATAAAGGGTCTGTTGTTGATATATGTTTTTTCGGGAATATCGGAATTGGTAAACAGGGGTTGGGTTATGTGACAATGTTTAAGCAGGGTTTGGGTAGAAAACTGTATTTATTGTAATTTTTAGTGCAAGTTGTAAGGTTAAATACTTCGGAACTTTAGTTGCTATAAAGCAACCCGCCTAAGCCTTGTTTAAAGCGAAGGATGTTCCAGCTGCGGGCAAACACGTACAGAGCCACCTCTTCCGAGGAAAGCTCGTCCTGCAAGTGAAGACCGAAGTCGATGTTATCAATGCGTGAAAAGTTAAGACTGCCGCTGGGTTGACAATCCTCAGGATGCAGGGCAAAGGAGTAACTGTAGATAAAGCCCCGAGGGATATTGGTGTGATGTTGCCATGGCTGAGAGAGCCTGTAGTAAGGGCCTTCACGGTCAGTTCTTTGGAGGTTGTTCAGGCGCAAGCAGACACGCACGATAGGATCGCGGTTCTGGTAGCCACTGAAGTTAAAGGTATTATTGGCCGCGGCTTGGCACTTACGCTGGACAGCCCAGATAAGCTCCAGGGTAGGATGGTTAAAGTTAAGTTGAGCTTGGAGCCGGCTACCTTTGCTGGTAGTAGAGAACTGCTGGACTTGAGTAATAAGCTGTTGGAAGGAGCCCACAGCGAATCGATCACGCTCTTGCATATCGAGGTAGATGTAAGTCGTATCGAGCAAGGCATTGATATCATTGTTGTTAACGGGTTGACCATCGGAGCACCGGATCACGTTCACATCACAGTCAGAGACTTGGATGAGACGTTCCAGGGCAGCGAAGCACACATGCACCTGCACAGAGTGAAATTGCAGAGACACTAAAGGCAGGGCATTACCAGAGTAACGGGTAAAGTAGAAGGGTAGAGGCACGTAGAGACGTCGGCTGTAAGAAGAATCTTCGACCAGAGAGGCCAGGGTAAACCTCTTACCAATCATCTCTTCGAGACGCTTACCGGGTTGACCGCTGAGCTCTTCCCACATGTGCATGTAGTAAGAATAGACGGTATCGATGATTTGACCACCGATGGAGAAGGAAGCACGCGCAACAGCAGCAAAACCAATCTCATTAACCCAATGGGCGTAAGGTCGCTGGAGACCAGTGCAATCATCAATATTATCAAAGCTATCTTCCACTTCTAATTCTAAGACTTCAGTAGAACAACCAGGCACACACTCACCTTGGGCAGGAGGATCACCACAAGGGTTGCACGGGTTAGCACAAGGGAACCGGCATCCAGTGAAGGATTGGCTTCCGGAGGGCAAGGCCTGTGCAGTAATAGCAGGAATATCAACCAAGACATACATCCAATGAATAAGATCACCTGTACGGTTCAGAGTCACAGAGACTTCAGAACCCCACGTGGGCTGGCCAGTAAAGGTCTGCAAGATGGCCTCCATGGCAAAGTTAGTGCACTTGGAGATCTGGAGACGCCAATAAGTGACAGTAGGATCGGCAGTCAAGTGAACATCAGCCGCACCCTGTGCAATCAATTGTGAAAGAGTACCACCAGAACTGGCACCTGTAAGAGTACATGCTTGAACGTTGGGAAAGCCGGACATGGTAAGTTAAAAGGTTTTAATTTGGTTCAAATAAAAAAAATATTATAAAGTCGCGCGTCGAAGGCCTAAAGAGCAAGGTTAGACTGGACTTAAGACTGAACTCCTCACGTTCTCTGGATTCCACGTTTGCGTAATTCTGCAACAACCAAAGCACGCTCTCTAGATCTGGGACCGGTTTGTGAATATAATGAATTAAGGGCAGGGATTGCAAGTTCTCTTAAACCTTCAATGTAAAATTTCACTGTTCGGGGATCTGTGTAATCCAACGGATGCGCTTTTTTAAATAAGTCAGGCGCAAAAAGAGGCCCTCTTTTGACGCGTCGTAAGTGTTTACAATATATATAACCATCTCTATCATATTGCCATTTAACATATGCTTTTAGCACCCCTTGAGACACGATCATTTTTGTTACAATACCAATACCACTGTATCCTTTTGCTTCCACATTATCCCCAAGCTTAATATCACAAGGTAAAGCGGGTGGACCACCACGTTTACCCAAATTGGTATAACATCCAGGACCGTACGGTGAATCTTCATAATAACATGGGTCCGGCTCACCACACTTCCGAGGGTTCAACCTACCATATTTACAGTCTTTGGATTTTCTCATCAGTACTGCGGGTAACATTTCCCTAAACCGTCGTTTTTGTGCTGCTGTTAGTGTAGATTTTCTAACTGACCCCACAGCCTCACCTGCTCTTGCATGTACGGGTTTAGGTTTCCGATACAACTTACGTGCAGCCAAACCTCCACCCACCAACAGTGCAGCCGCAACCGCCCAAGATGCCGGACTTTTGGCAATGCGGCGTGCCAGCGAGGCCTTAGTATCGCCAGCTTGACTGGTACCACCACCAGCCGCATTGATTTGCTTGAGTTGCGACATCGTAAAGGTATCCCGCATAACCTTAGCGCGCTTAGTGGTCTTCTTGGGACTCTTGCTGCGCTTAGTCTTCTTAGGACTTTTGCTACGCTTGGTCTTCTTGGGACTAGTTCGGCGCTTAGTTTTCTTAGGGCTCTTGCGGCGCTTGGTCTTCTTGGGACTCTTGCCACGCTTAGTCTTCTTCACTTTAGTACATCCTTTCGGACATCGCTTGGGGCTCTTAGATCTACCGCGTTTGGATTTTTTCTTAGGAGGCATGTGTATTTTTAGTTATTTACAATTTTTTTTTTTAATTTATCGTTTTCTATGTTCTCCCATGGTGCCTGATAGATCGTAACAATAATTATTTTTAAAGCAAGGTAGTCGTGTAGTGCATTTATATAAATCATATTCACCATCCTTGCACTTTTGCTCACCTCTTTTTGCCGCTGCAGCCACTAATCCTTCTCTTAATGCAGGCTTCATTTTTGGTTCTAGCTTAAGCAGGCCAGCTGGCTCCTTCCACTGTTTTTGTTGCTTGCGTGCAACCATGACCCCACCCACAAGTAAAGCCGCAGCAACAGCCCAAGATGCTGGACTTTTGGCAATGCGGCGTGCCAGCGAGGCCTTAGTATCACCAGCTTTACTAATACCACCACCGGCTGCATTAATTTGTTTGAGTTGTGACATCGTAAAGGTATCCCGCATAACCTTAGCGCGCTTGGTGGTCTTTTTGGGACTTTTGCTACGCTTAGTCTTTTTGGGACTTTTGCTGCGCTTAGTCTTTTTTGGACTAGTGCTGCGCTTGGTCTTTTTGGGGCTCTTGCGACGCTTAGTTTTCTTAGGGCTCTTCTTACGTTTGGTAACTTTGGTACATCCTTTCGGACATCGCTTAGGGCTTTTGGATCTACCGCGTTTGGATTTTTTTTTAGGAGGCATGTGTGTTTTACTTTTATATATATATTTTTTCATGTTTTACACCCTGGGTTCTTGCAACAGTGCCCTTCGGTAACACAGTTAACAACCCTAGCAAATGTTTTACTGTCACCACCTTTATCAGGATGGCCACCTTTGAAAGACCAGCGCGTATAGTCCTTACGTGTTTTAATATCAAATCCGCACAAGAAATCTCGACTCGGACAATTTTTTAAAGGTAAAGGTAGTCTCTTAAAGCGCATATATGCAACAAGCAAAGCTGCGGCAATCCCCCAAGTTTTTGGGCTTGTGGCAATGCGACGTGCCAAAGAACTCTTAGTATCTCCGGCTTTGCTTTGACCACCACCAGCTGCATTGATCTGTTTGAGTTGTGACATTGTAAACGTATCCTGTATAACCTTTACGCGCTTATTTGTTTTTCTGGGGCTCTTGCGACGCCGCTTGGTTGTCTTTTTGGGACTCTTGTGACGCTTGGTTATCTTTTTGGGACTCTTGCGACGCTTGGTTTTCTTTTTGGGAGCTCTTAGATTTTTTTTAAGTGGCATTAGTTTTATGAATAGGAAAATAATTTACTTGTAGCGTTGACTTTCACTCCTTACCCAGACAGGGCTAGTAGATGACATCCTTCCTTCTTCTTTTCTTTGCCGTCTTTTTTTCACCATATAACCTCCCAGTGCCAATAATCCAGCGGCCACCAAGGCTTGTACAGCCTTATTAGAGGCGAGACGTTTCGCCAACTCCCACTTGGTTTCGTCACTCTTGCTCTCACCACCGGTCATTTCATTAATGGCTTGCATCTGCTCTTTAGTCAATTGATCGGAGAGTTGCTCTGCGCGCTTTGTTCTCGGTGACTTACTCCGACGTTTCACAGGCTTCCGACGTTTCACAGGCTTTTGGCGTTTCACAGGCTTCCGACGTTTTACAGGCTTCCGGCGCTTTGCTTTTTTTGGAGAGTTTTTGCGTGGCATTTTTTCTTTTTTTTTTCTTATCTAAACATTTAGTATCCTGCAGTAGACATAAAGTTATCATAAGCACCAGCTTGAACTTCTCGCTGTTCTTGTTGCGTCAGCCTCTTGCGAGGACGTCCGTACACTTTTCTGTTTAAGCGCTTCATCTGTGCAGAGAACGGGTCTAGGTTGATTAACATATCTACGCTATCGGCTTCGTCAACTTCGTTCTGCCAAAACTTGCGTACAAAGTTCATAAAGGCGGCTTCGGCAATGTTCCGATAAGTAGGCCCAGCGTTAACTAGTAATGGCATCTCGATCCAAATGTCCTCGTAGATTACTGGGGGTTCATCCTGGATTAAGAACTGACAACACGCAAAGTATTCATCCGCCTTCTTCGGGTGACCCCAGAAATCAATGGGTGCAAAGGGAAAGGAATCATATTTGCGAAGTTTAACATCCGTAATCAAGAGTAACTCAGGTAAAGGCAAGTGGCTTAAGGGGTTGTGGTGTGGCGCCCGGAATTTCAACAAGATCTGTGTAGTAATAATTTGCTCCAGGATAGGTTGCATCAAGGTTGGGTCTTTACCATCGCTAGCCACGGCTAAGCGGATGTAGTCTTCATAGATTTCTTGTGCGCCATAGTGATTCACCCAACTTGAATCGCACCAATCTAATTCCTTCTCTTCATCTTGCGTAAAAGGGTACTGAGCAGGGGTAATCCGACGAATAACACCTGGTGCAACGGTTTCAATGTGTACCTTACGCTTCTTTTCATCTTCTTGGAGCCGCTTCTTGATGCGTTTAACAATGTCCTGCTTGGCTTTCTTCATCAAGACTGCGGATAAGGCCGTTAGCATGTAGTAGCTCCCAAATCGGGTTTCTCGCTGAGCTTCTGTAAAGTCTCGGAGAACAACCTTATTAGTTTGGATCTGCTCCAGGACGCCGGTCCCGACATTCCACTCCATGTTTTGTCTCATGTCATCTGTGGAATATTGTATGTAACGTTTCTGTTCAGCAATGACATCAGCCAAAGATGTCTTGGATTTCATGTCTGGCAGGTCGCCCAGGTCTTGATCCACTTGTTTCTGGAATTGCCGCACCCGGTCCATTAAGTACTTACAGCGTCCGTACCGTTTTTCCCTCCATCTATCCAAGTGTTCTTGGATTTCTCGATTTTTACGTTCCAGTAAGACGCTCTTCTCTTGACTAATAATCTGTTCCAAGCGTGCTTCACGAATATCTTCCTTTTGCCGGGAGGTCCAATGTTCCACTGTCCGTACGGAACCATCTACTTTCTTTTCGGTCTCTTTGTGCTGTTCTTTAACCTTATAACGCTGTGAATGTTTATAGGTCTCATTACGTTGTAGCTTGCGCTTCATTTTTGTTTTGTCTCTACAACAAAAAAAAATAAGTTGAAATGTTATGGTAGACAAACTTATATTATATTTAAAAACATAAAAACAATCAGTGGGGAAAACTATTAAGGTTGTAATTACAGGATGGTCCCATTTTACATCCGGAAATTCAAAATGGATAGTTCTTGATGTTGCAATTACGCCAAAACTTACATGTCCATATGATCATTGTCATGTGTCAGTAGCCCAAGAATTCAGTTAATCACTTGAAGGTAACTGAAACTTGGCTAACATCTCATCACTGTCAAGTCTTACTTGCCTTAACTGTAACTGCATCTCTTCGATATCTTTTTTCACTGCTTTCTTCTGGTTCAAGAGAAGTTTGACCCGGCTTAAAGCACCATCCAAGATGTACAACTTGTCTTGTAACAGGTTGAGTCGGTTGCGGAGGGACATAACGTACCTAATACCCCGATAACCACCATAAGCCGCGGCCCCAAGACCCAAGGCTGCACCCGTCCACTTAAGGGTTGACCAATCTCTTAACGGAGCTTCTGCAATCTTTAGTGGACCATCAATCTCCAGTATATATCTGTCAACAGACCTACCAATGTGTTCACAGATGTACGTATGCACGTATGCAATGGCATCGCCGTGTGTAAACCCTTCAACCTTGTGTTCTATGGGATTGCGATCACATGTGCCGTACAATGAAAAAAAATCTGGATTGTTCCGCCTATCCACTATAATATAAGTCTTGGCTTCGTAATGACGTTCCGGAGCCGGTTCCCAAATAAATCTTACCGGACGCAAACAAGAGCTTAGGATGTTAGGTTCGAGTGTTTTGGGTCTCCTTTCGTATGTTTGGAATGGGGTATCCATTTTGTTTTTTTTAAGTGTTTACGAGTTTATTATAAGTTTCCGAATTAATCTGGATACTAGGAATGTACTTGGCTAACATGGCGTGCCTGGTATCCTCTGGAAGTTGTTCAAAACATTCTACCGAGATCCTGGACGCACAGAGATCTTTGGCGAATTGAATCACTTCGACCAAGGTCGCCGTAATCTGAGCCCACAGTTGATCACAGAAATAAACAACAGTTTGTTCTACGTAGACATTATCCGGTAATTGAATACACTGTAGAAGCTTGCAAGACTTGGTCTTGGTAAAGAACATGTACATATGGAGTTGGATTAATTCATACGTTGGGATGTTGGTAAAGATACGCGTGGTTCGGTGCTTGATCTCGATGACTTTGCCTTGTTGCATCCCGTCAATCTGACCGGTCAACAGGCACCGCCAAGAACCATCTTCCGCAGTCAAGGGTTCTTGGAACCGCTTGGTTACTTTAGTAATGGGATCATCGTGTAAGCGGTTATACAAATCAATCAGTGTCCGCTCTCCACGGATGCCATACTTGCGGCACACAGTGGAATGCAGGAACCGATAGCACATGGAGGAACGCTGGATGTAATCCAACAATCTTTGGAACTGTGGAGTCCGTGCAGGTAACGATTTGAGTGTGTCTAAGCTCTGTCGGTGTTTGTCCGGACACCGCACCACGTTCTGCAAAACTTCCATCACACCCTCTTCTTCGATAGGTGTCGACTTAATTTGATCATCCATAAACTTGTTCCAAAATAATAACTTAAAACCAGTGTCAGTGATCCGCTGGATCTCACTCTGCCATTGACACTGGCTGACCTCGGTGTGTAGGTTAGCCCATTCCTGTTGGATTTCTAACCTTTCGATATGTTCACTCTGTGATGGACACACCGACTGCTTCAAAGAGACTTGTAAAGACGAAGTGCGCAACAACTGACAAAAGGCGTTATACTGCTTGTAAGGGCCAAACATCCCTAACAAGCCACTCAGGCCCGAAGCTGTGACTTTAAACTCCATGCCTTTCTCTTTAAATGATCAGTAATTCAATATAAATCAATAAAATAATATAAACAGATGGAATATTTTTTATTTATGAGAGTTTCAGCACTTGACCCGGCAAACCTTGCTTAACTTCTTGTGTTGTGGGCACCAGGTTTGTTTGGATCTCAAGCGCTGATAGTGGTATTCACAGATAATCGGTCGCTGACAACACGAGGACCAAGCCGCAATCAAAGAGCCACGACAACGTTGGCTGTTCTTGGCACACGGTCGTTTCCGTAACAGCATGGTTGCGGTATTCGCTCTTTTTCTTTTAGATTTCCGCAGCACAGATTTCCTCTTACGCGGCTTTTTCATGGGTTTTTTGACAGGCTTCACGACAGGCTCCCCCACAGGTTCCTCACCAGGCTCCAAGGTTTCGCCAGAGGTTGTCTTCTTCTTCGTCTTCTTCTTTTTGGGTTGGCGCAGTAGATCTAGAGTCGTCTGCATGTTGCGGATACAGGGAGCGAAGTAGCGCTTTGCGGGCAGTGTAATGGAGGAATGTATCCACTTTACAACCTCGTCCACCGTTAAGTAAGCGTTGGGGTCGGACTTCCCAATGTGTTTCTCGTATTGAAAGACTTCGCCGACTTTACGACAAGCGCAACCACGCGGATCTGCACAAGGTAAAAGGGTAAGATTGGGCCTGTAATTCATGGATTTGAGTAGGTCCACGTGTAAAGGCAGATAGTTAGGCGGCGGTTCAGTGTGCGTTTCTTTTAAGAACTGGCTACGTATCCAATTTTGCGCAGACTGATTGAACTTTGCATCGCGAACAGTTGCCCAGATATACTTTTTCAGCAAGGCATGCTCGTTATTGTTATCTCGGATGTGCAGACCATTGAAATCATTAACCAGTTGTGTATTCAAGGTACTGATGGCTGCTTGATCTTCCGGACTAAAAAAGGCTTTGTTTGTTTGAAGAATGTGCACCAGATCCGAGTGGAAGGATGTAAACTCCATAACTTCCATGGTGGCTAGAGGTATCACCAAGACCTTGAGCGTGTTCTCCTCGTAAAAAAACCCGTAGATCAGTAGCGGAATTTGTAAACGATTTCCAGCAGCCCAAGTTCCATAACCAGGACAAATGGAGTTCAGGGCGTTGAGGTTGTACTGTTTCACCAGATGCGCATTTTCTGGTACTTTGACTTCCCGGTTCTGGGCGACGGTAAAAATATCACCAGCGGACGTAGGAGCGCCACGCAAGAAGGAAGATACCGTCACTGGTGTAGGCTTTTGCAGGGGTGGGCGGTGGAGTGGAGGACCCAGTGAGGGACCTTGGGGCAGGGGACTTTGTGGGGGACCTTGGGGTGGTGGCATATTTTCCTTCATCATGGTGTTGATATCTGGTAGAGGTTCCGATTGGCTGCGTGGTCTTCCCGGTTCCAACAACAGAGAATCTCCAAAAACAAATGTGTCGTTCAGAGTGAATGGGTTGTCAAAATCAGTCATGGGCCTATAAAACAAAAAAAAGAAACATGATTCCCTTGTATGCGTGCATTTTGTTGGTTGTGGTGATTGCGGCATTCAAGCTCATCACATGGATAGGATCAAAAAAACAACACAAACAAAAGACACAGCATTTCTATACAATGAAATGGGATCAATCTCTGCCTTCCGATTGTTCATTCATCTTTGTTCCCATCAACATTTTCTACAGTAAATCTCTGGTGCCACCTGGTGTGAATGGTCAGGAAGTTTGCGGAAATTTGTCTCGGATTGTCCGGAAATTGACCAATCAATCTTATCTTAGCGTGGATGAATGGGTGGTCTACCGTCGCAATACCCGGTTATCCCCGGAACCTCTCCGAATTGCGCACCCTGGCAAATGTGTCATCTGGGCTCTCTCTAGTCCGGTGTGTATTGAACATTATTCTTTGCAAGAAAACGCCATACTAATACCTCCGGATGATATGGAACATTTAGACATCCTTGGAGATTACTTTGCTATCCTGAGCCTCCGCCAAAAATATGTTCGGAGAATATAAAAACAAAAAAAGAAAAAACAAATGGCGTCCATATTCATGAACAGCAGATCTAAATTGGAAAACCTACGGTTTCGGTTGGTTCAACAGATTCTCACGCGCCCAGGTCCATCTGGCCACCCACCGACCACGGACCCCAATGGTGGGTTTCAACACTACTTGAACATTATTCTCCGATTGAAAGAACGTATCAAACAAGTCTTGAGTGTGGAAGGTGAAGATGCCGTTCTGAATGATGATTACTGGGATGATTACCCCGACTTTGGTCCAATACCATGGTGGAAACAAGAATCTCCGTGGATGGAAGACAGCGGCGCCCGCGGAATTATTGGTGCTCTGCTGAAACAGATCCCACAACAGTATCTGGATAAACTGTCTCACAAGGATACCATGACCCCACAAGTAAATCTTTTCATGAAAGTCTTGATTCGCAATTATTACCAGAACAATACGATGCTTTGGCCCATTATGATTAACATTGATCTGACGCACCAATCCCAGCAAGTAGAATTACACAGCACGGCTACGTCTAACATCCCAGGCGTGGGTTGGCTTATTCGTAAAATGACGGAGGGTGGATTTGGGTACCTGGTGGCGGCCCTGAGTGGTTCGGGACCCTTTATTCTCAAAATGTTACAACAGTATAATAATGATAATGATCAAGACTTGGTAGCGGGGATTACCACCCAACAGTTAACCAAGAACATTTTTGATAATGTTCCAGCCTTGACAAAACGCGAACGTAAGTACATATTGGAGCACCTGAACATTGACCAGTTTTACAAAGACAATGATCTGATGCGAGAAGGTATCTCCCTGGGCTCTGCAAGTTTGGCGGACGTATACCTTACCCGAGAGCCAGGATTTAGTGATCCTGTAGTGATGAAATTCCTCAAACCGATGTATATTTATTATTTTATTTGTGAGTGCAACTTCTTCTTAAATACGATTTGGCGAGAGCTTAGACAACCCGGTACCTCTGACATCTTAGTGTGTCAAACCCGAAGACTTCTCTTGTTCTTGATTTCTACGTTTACCGAAGAGTTTGATTATCAGATGGAGGCCAGGTTTACGGTAGATGGGTATGATGTCTACGAACGCCCAGAGCTGGGTGTACACTCCATCCAACTAATAACCAGTGCTGTTAATCCAAGCCCGGTCCTAATTGTTACGGAGGCTCCAGGAAAGTCATTGAATAAGATGTTAAAATCATACGCAAACAATCCCGAGGTCCTGAAACGTATTTATTCCAGCTTAATCGCCTTTTTTGAACTGTGGTTTACGAATATTTTTTGGGGAAATGGCTTTCTTCATACGGATTTGCATGCGGGAAACATTTTTATTTCTGACCAATCCTTCGAAGTAACCGTTATTGACTATGGTTCCTCAGCATTCTTAACTGACCGGGAACGCAAACTCTTGCTCGATGTTATGTTAGTTAATGCAACCTTTGATACCACCTTTGTTGACTTAATTGATCGTAAAGATAACTTGGAAGTAATCCGGGATGATGAGGGAGATGGTAGCTTTGTATACTTTTTTCGGCAACGGAGCCCACGACAAGAGGCTAAGTTGCTTAGCTTAGCTAATAATTGGAGGTTAAGACGGAGCCACGAAGAAAATTTAAAGGCAAGTCTGAAGTTTACCAAGTTAATTTTGCAAGTTTGTGACGTTCCCACGGGTGATAATACGGGTGAGACGAAGCGGTGTGATGTCACTCTCACAGACGAAGAAGTTGAGAAATTAAGCCGTAAGATTATTAATTACTCTAATAAGGATTTCAATTTATTTGGTGTTTTATTTCTAGGCATCATTGAATATGCGCGCAACATTGGCCAGTGCACTAATAATTCCACGTTCTTGTTTGGTAAAGGGATCGCGTACATTAGCTCGGCCCTTAATGATGCCTACAAGGCTTGTGGTCCGCAAGTGTGTAAACAATTTGAGATCGCCCCTGTCATTACGGCGGCTCTGTGGGAACATAACAAGGCCAAGCTTGCGCGTTTAGTCCCAACAGTACTCGGGCAAAAAATGTTGCGCTACTCTCAAAAAGATGACCGAGATAGAACTGAATAAAGGCTTGTCCATCCTGGTTGCGGCATATCCCGCACGTCCTAACAAAGCCCAAAGAACAGCCATGTACAATTTTTTAACGTATTTTTCTCGGGTAATTCAACATGAAGACTTACCGGCCTGGTATCAACAATATACAACATCCCGGATGTCACCCAATATTGTTCGGAACCGACAATTCTTGACGCAATGGTTAATGTCTGTCAATCGTTTTAGGTTATGGTTTAATGCGATAGATCTGGTAGATGATCCAAAGTTGTGGGGACCCATTATCTGGAATTTTTTATACATCCTAGCGTCTCTATTCTTTCCGCACCGCGCCATCTTTTTTCATCGGATAATTATGCTTTTACCTGATGTTCTACCTTGTAAAGTGTGCGGTGAAAAGCTTCGGTGTTTGTTACAAGGACGACGCTGGCAGGAGAAATTGCTCAGGTGTAGAACTCAAGTCAAGTATGTAAACTTTATCACCGATCTTCGAACTTATGTAGCTACCCATCACGTGACGAAAGAAGGTCTCACAAAAAATAATCTTGGTTTCAAAAACAAAAATGTCACAACACCAACCTCGTTTCTTAAATCCACGACGAGCCCGTAACTTTAAAGTTCGCAGCAGCACTAAACCCACTAAGGTAACCCAGAAACAACGCAAGAAGTTTACTAATGGGCAGCGGCGGTTGCGCTCCGGGGCCATCCAATTCCAAGGGAAGAAGGGAGTTTGGCGCCCACGCAAGAGCGGCGGCTGTGGTTGCGGCCGTTAGTTCTCCGTAGTTTTTTACAGACCCGACCATCATGTCCATAAAGTCCACACTGTTGACATTTACTTAGCGGACAATATACTTGCGTATGATGTGCACTCCCACATTGATAACAAAAGCCGCGACAATAACGTTTACGCCTTAAGTAGCGCCGCCTGAGATTTTTTCCCGGTGTGGCCAAGATGACTGTGTGAACGCGTGGTTTCATTTTTCCCACCCTTTCTTTTTGTTTTAAGTACAAGCAAATTTTGTGACCATGTCAGTCGTAGACGTACTCTGGCGGATCTTGAGTGAAATCTTGGCCTTGGTGCTGTTAGGACTCTTTTTGTACTATATGGTTCGGCAATTTCCGGTACGACCTTACGAAGATGAACTACCACCCGAGCCCTGGGATCCGTACCTATATCGCAGCGGTGACCTAATTATTACGTTTGGTGATTATTTGGCATCTATACATCCCGGACATATGTCACTCGTAGTCCAGGTGCCCCCGTATCATCAACTTTTTGTGTGGGACTTGGATTCGCAGGAACAAACTTACATTTTAAAACCTTTAATGCCCTTTTTGGAAAAAAATTATAAAGCCAACCGTAAAGTCTTTGTGCGCCATTTAGACGGCCCATACTCTCTGGATCTGTTACCTATTCTACGCAAGTACGGAGATATTAACTATGAATACCAGGGCGTACTAGATTACTGTAATTACTTGTTACATAAGTACTTGGCCTTACCTGGTTTACCTACAGTCCTCACTAGCTCTAACGATAAACAGCATCATTTTTATTGTTCTGAAGTAGTCTTACGAGTACTAATTGATGCTGGGGCTTGTCAAGATGACATATTTTATAATATTCCAGACCTTGATCACCATAGCCTCAGTGCTCAGTTTCACCTCATCTACCCTAAATACTTTCTCCACTCTGAATTTCAAATTAACGAATTTATGGAAGTAGGATTTAATTATCAAGAGGCAAGAGCAGTTAGTTTTTAACTCGTTTAAAATAACAGCGAGTCTGCGTGGAAGCATCAGGTCGAGCCTTCTCTTTAGCTTCTCGTCGGCGTTTTTTGGTGGCTTTCTTCATTTTGGGTTGCGCAGTTACCAGCTTCGATCCTGTAGCCACTTGGAAATAGTTCGTGCGCGCTTTCTTGGTTGTCACAGGGGCGGAACGATGGGAACTGCGCTCTCTCTTGACTTTGACAGGGATGGGGGGAGTCACGACTGCTGGGGTCTCTACTTTCACAGGGATGGTCAGGTCAACAGCCGGTCGAGACGTGAAAAATGAAGAGATCGTACGCATGCTGTTGGCTTCCCGATAGGCGTGGCCCATAGCATCGCGGAAGATCTCATTAACTCGACGTTTGGTAGGGGCATCGAAGCACTTGAAAAGCTTGGTCATGGTGGTCTTGAGAGCGTCAATATACTTACCATAATCCAAGGTTTTCTCCAGGCCCTGGTCTTGTATGTACTGGGCATCCTCTACGATATCACATTTTTTCGCTTTCTCGTTGCTTGACTTGATCAGAACGTAAGCCACGCGATCTCCAGGAACCGGACCATAGCCAGGTTGGCGGCTCTCGATGAGGTCCGCAATCCTCTGAGCCACGGCGTTACATGGATCCTTGTATTCCCTGGCCAATTGGCACGTCAAGATCAATTCTTCGAACGGGACTTTATGTTCCAGCAGCTGCGTAAACTTGGCATCCAGTATCTGCAAAGACTTGTGCAGCTTGTTTTCCACCAATAAAGCATTAACCACATCCCAAAAAACATTGCGTTGAAAGATGGCAAAGCTTCGACGGACCCCAGCCACACCTTTAGCATCGATCTTGGGCTTTTCATCGGCTCCTTCATACGCGTAACCCACATAGTTCTTTTTTACCATTAAAATCACTCGCTTGTAAATCTTTTCAAACTCCAGGATAATCGTGTCGCCGACTTCTGTGCGAAAGCGCTCGGTGATGCGATCCGCGAGTCTTGTAGCCACAGCAAAGGATTCACGAAAGCCGGCTTCAGTAGCTGGTAAATTGAACAGAACAAAAATAGAGTCGGTATCCCCCGCTACCACTTTAGCATCAAGTTCCTGGAACTCTCCCTCAGCCCAGAGCTTGCTTTGATCAATCAACTGCCGTCCAATGGTGGTGGTAGAGGCAGCAATTTGCAGGCAGGACCACGAGTTCATCTTCGGTGCAGTACCCGCAAAACCATAGATACTATTGCACGTAATCTTCAAGTTGCGTTGCCGGGCATCGTAAACTGCCACCAGTCTCTTCAACCGTTTTACTTCCTGAGGGTCAGCGTCTTCCGGCAATGCTTTCAGTTGAGCTTTGTACTTTTTCAGCTGCTTTTTGGCGCGGCCACGGGCATCTAGCAAATCCGCACAGACTTTAGGCAATATCCCGGGTAGGTTTTGTACAAAGGTTTGTTCACCGATAGGGGTACATATAGTCTTGTACTCTACGTTGGGGTAACGGGGTGCATCGGGATCCACCAAAGTACAATAACACAAGTTACAGGCTCGGATAATACTGGGGTACAGAGCCTGGAAATCCAGTACGGCCAAGTTGTGGTAGTACCCCGAGAGAACGTCCAGGACTGTGGCTCCCTTGTAACCAAAGGCATCCACGAACTTGAGATTGGACATGGCAAACTGACTCTCTCGGAGCTTGATGAACAAAAGGCTAACCACCCTGAACATTTGACCACGGCTGAGAAGATCATCCATAAAGGCACCTGTAACCTTGCTCAGTTCCAGGAGATCTTCCAAGGTTAAAAAATGCTTCATCAGCTCAATAGGCAAATACGTATCCCGCATACAGTAATCCACGATCTTGGCTCGAAGTTTCAGATCACCAGAGTCGTAGTAGCGGAATTGTTGGGCCGCTGGCATATCAATCTTTTTCTTGCCCAGGGCAAACATACACACCGCATCCAAGGTATACGTGTCTAGCTTGAGACGTTGACGAAATAAAGGTAACAAGTCCAGTACAATACAGCCTGGCATCCGGGGACACTTGCTTTTGCGTGGGAAGGTGGACTTGGTGCGCGCTAGGTTATTAAAAAAGAAGAACCGGCTGGAAGGTCTCAGAGTTTCCATGCGTTCATACATGTACCAAAAATCAAAACCCTTGATGTTGTAACCCACATACATTATCACGCCACGTAAGAGGCACCAATCTCTGACAGCCTCCAACAGTTCCTGTTCCGTATCGTAACGGTAACACGTGATCGTATCATCCTGTGGCGCACCGTGATCTCCCAGGGCAAAAGAGACTTTCTCTCGTTCATCAGTCGTAGGATTCCACAAAGTCCCACACACGTAAACTACTGCGTCACCGGGATTTTCTGGCCGAGGAAATTCATGCTTGTTGGGGTCGCGCCAATGGGTTTTGTCGGAGTGACACTCAATATCAAAGCTCCAGACAGGAATTGGAAAGATAGAATCGTTCTCCAGCTTCAAGAACGGTGACTGTTGCCTTGGACTATAAGCACAACAAACTTCGAGGTCAGAGTAAGTAGCACGATTGCCTAAGCCCACGACATCATAATGATCCACCTGGACATGGCCACCGGGATGTAACCCATGAATTTGGACAAAGTGCTGCACGGCATCGATGCGGTCCTCCACCACTTCTACTTTGATAGTTTGAGCAGTACTAATGGTAAGATTCACAGGCCCACTCTTCCTTCGTTCCCAGCCTGTTTCCGGATCAGTTTCAACTTGGCTCAAGAGTTTGCGAACCGACTGAAAGTGGCCCAGACACTTAAAGGATAGTTGCAACCAAGAGAATAAGGCATACTTGGGCTCTTCTGGGTTAGAGTTGTCAATGTGGCAGCCATTAGCATCATGCATGCGCAGGTACGTGTCCACCATGTCCCCAGAGGACATTCGAAGCTGCTTGCAAATCCACTTTACCAAGTCTTTGGCAGATTGGCTCGAAGCTGGTGAAATCTTTAGCGTCAAAATATTATAGTGCGGCATAATGAGACTAATACTCTGCCCCGTTTCCAACACACCACCCACCACGGCATAGGTTTGCTTGTACCTTTGCACTGGAGAGTCAGTAAAGCAATCATTGTCCATGCAGATAGTTTTGGCATCTAGATTCGGCATAGTAAGAGGGTAACCCATACTCAGATGAAAAGTGAGCAATTGAAAACGTAATGGACCCTCGTAAGTATTCAAAAACTTGCGTTCCGGAAAGGCTGGGTTATCAAACGGCAT